TCATATCATCTTAAAATACTTAAGTGCTTCTGTGATAGCTTTCTCCTTTTCCGGAGTTGTACCCGGTTGTCTGCTATTTTCTAATTTTGGCTTATTGTAATTCTCTCTTTCTATAATCCCATGCTTCTGCTTTACCTGAGCTATATTCTGATTTATATCTTGGAATACGTATCTTGTCTTCTTCCAAGTGGCTTTGAAATCAGTAGCAATTATATTCATTTCTCATTAGCACAATTTCGTTACTTAGTATATCATGCTTGGAATTCGTGAAAAACAAAAAGCCAAACCGATAGTCCGAGACGGCAAAATACTGACAATATTAAATTGTGATGTCTTCATGTGCACCACTTATCACCGTGATGGTAAGCTTATCGGGAAAGACCTTGATCTCCTTGATAAAGTTTCGAACCAGTTTTTCATCATAAGCTAGCACCTTATCCTTGGACTTCTCGATGGATTCGCGGAGAGCCTTGATGCGTTCCTTATCCCGCTCTTCCACTGCCTGCCCAGCTTCAATCTCTGTCTTTCTGCTTCTTAACTGCTGCACTCTTTCAGCAAGTCCTGTGATGTCCCGATGTGCTTTCACTCCGGCGAGAATATCCTTCTGCATGTCAGCGATCTCTTGGTTGATATCCTCTAATTCAGTAGCCGGATTTTCTCCGAGCAGATTCATCACTTCATTGCTGATAGCCTCGTACTCCTGATTCCCATCGATGATCAGATCCTGTACTGCCTTCACCACTGCCTTTTGCAAATCTTTCTCATATACAGTTCTGGATCTACATTCGGACTTTTTGCCTTTTTTCAACCGATCCCTGCACCGCCACACGATTTGTTTCTGTCCTCTGATAACCCATTGTGTCCTTTGAAATCGCTCTCCACATTCCCCGCAGATCACCTTCCCGCTCATCGCTATATGGCTTGAGTACACCCCGTTCAGCTTTCCTTCCCTACGAAGCTGTGCCCGTCTTACCATTTCAGTCTGCACTTCGAAATAGAGTTCTCTTGGAATAATTGCAGGATGGTCATTCTTCACATAATACTGCGGCAGGTAATCCTCATTTTTCACCCGTTTCTTCTGCAAAGTATCAATCGTTACCGTCTTCTGCAGCAGGGCATCACCTATATATTTCTCATTTGACAGGATCTGCTGAATGTTCGTCCCCTGCCACCTTGTATTTCCCGCACCATTCTTGATGCCATCTCGCTCGAGTCCCTTGGCAATGCTGATAGTGCTTCCGCCTTCGAGGTATTCCCGATAGATGCGTTTTACGATCTCTGCCTCTTCTGGTACAATCACCAGTTTTCCGTCCTCTCCTTTGGTGTACCCAAGGAAGCGATTGTAGTTTACATTTACTTTGCCTTGCTGATAACGATACTGCAATCCAAGCTTGACGTTCTGCGACAGAGATTCGCTCTCCTGCTGAGCAAGGGACGAAAGGATCGTAAGGAGCACCTCACCGTTTGCATCCAGTGTGTTGATCCCTTCCTTCTCAAAATAAATCTCAATGTTCTTTGTCTTCAGTTTTCGTACAGTCTGAAGGCAATCGACCGTATTTCTGGCGAACCGGCTAATGGACTTTGTGCGAATCATGTCAATCTTCCCATCCATTGCATCATCAACCATCTGATTGAACTGTTCACGCTTCTTCGTATTGGTGGCACTGATTCCTTCATCGGCATAAATGCCGACCAGATTCCATGCCGGGTTCTTCTCAAGCTCCTCTTTAAAGTGCTTCACCTGAGCCTCGTAGCTTTCTTCCTGCTCATCCGAATCCGTTGATACCCTGCAGTATGCTGCAACATTGATCTTCTTTTCATTATTCTTAACCACCCTGCTCCCGATTTTCTTCCGTGGAGGTATGATGGTTACCTCTGGTGCCCCTGCCATTATTCCCTCACCTCAATCTTTTCATAAATGTATGCTGCTTTTTCTGACGGATCCTCCGGAAGCTCACTTTCTTCCATTGTCCGTAGTTGAAACCTTGTTCCAGGAATCACAGGTATAGTCTGTCTTTTGGATCGTTTTCTTTTTACTTCCTTTCGCTTCTTCTGAACTGCCTCAAAGACTTTTTCATCAATGATTTCCGGGTAATAATCCGTGCCCCGATAACGTGGATCTTCCAAGATGCGACTGAACGACGAATGCGTCTTATCCAGACTCGACGCCTTTCGTACCTCCACAAGACTTCCTGTCTTAAGATATGTATCGAATATCAACTTCACCCGATCCGACTCAATTGGCTCCAGAACTGCTTTTCCATTCTCGATCCGATATCCGTATGGTATAGATCTCATGACAACTCCTCCTTCAAAAGTAATCCGCATTTCAGTTTGAATCCAATAAGTGTTCTCGAATAGACAATCACCCCGTCCACGAACTCTCGGAAGGCTTCTTCATCCATGTTCTTCGTGATACTTGCTTTCTTTAGAAATCGTGCCAGCTTCCCAGCTTCTGCTGTATACAAGTAGTTGTTTGTAAGGCTCATGGTAAGCGTCGTCTTCTTCGCACTCAAATCCATCTTTTCCTTATTCAACTGATTGAGTTCATTCTGATATGTTTCTGGATCTAGAACACCGTCCGCAGCAAGCTGCGTGATTGCTGCCTGTTGTTCCAAGACAAAAGAATACTTTGCTGACAACTCTGCCATTATTTTGTTCGTTCGGTCAGTATCAAAATTCTCAAGCTCTTTCACATAAGGTTCCATCAGCTGTCGTCTCGAAAAAATGAGCTTGTTCATCATTGTGACAAAAGCCGCCCTGATCTTAGCTTCCGGTATAGACTTTAAGGAGCAACTATTCAGATCCTTTACATGCATCGGACACGCCCATGCGCTGCCGATGTTCCCGCTTTTAATCACGACATGCTTCAAATGCGAACCGCAATGCGCGCAGGTAATCTTTCCTGTGAAAAGGTTACGATTCTGATATTTGGGATCTTCTTTATGAATTCCCCGATCAGCCCTTCTCTGAGCCATGACGGCATTCGCTCTTTCAAATGTTTCTCGGGAAATGATGGCGTCATGATCATTCTTCAGGTAATACTGCGCCTGCTCTCCAGTATTTTTCCTTTGATGGTACTCTTCATCAACGTAATGCTTCATGTAAAGGCAATCACCAATATATCGCTCGTTTCTGAGAATCCCGCGGATTGTCGTGGGATGCCACTGTTTGCCTTTCTTCGGCGGCGTTATACTCATTGCATCCAGTTTTTGAGCGATCTTATTCGTTCCCATCCCATCAAGATATAAGCGAAAGATCATCCTGATGACCTCAGCCTGTTCCGGATTGATGATCATCTTTCCGTCCTTCATATTGTAACCGTAAGGCGGCGTTCCCTGCTTGTAACTGCCATTCTGCATTCTGACATGAATGCCCCATTTTTCGTTGGTAGAGATGCTTCTTGATTCGCTTTCAGCAAGACTGCTCATCACCGATAGCAAGAATTCGCTTCCCATGGTCTGTGTGTTGATGTTTTCCTTTTCAAAGTAAATCCCAACGCCATACCCGAGTAGTTCTCGCGTCATGTTCAGGCAATCGATCTTGTTCCGGCTGAACCTTGAGATGCTCTTGGTAAGAATAAAATCAATCTTGCCCTCACTGGCATCCCCCAGCATCTTCTTCAGTGCTTTCCGATTTTCCGTCTTGGTACCACTGATTCCCTCGTCAAAGTACAAGCCGGAAAATTCCCAATCCGGATTGCTTTTGATGTAGTCCTCATAGTGTGAGCGCTGAGCTTCCAGACTTTCTTCCTGCTTGTCTGAGTCCGTCGAAACCCGGCAGTAAGCCGCGACTCTGAGCTTTTCTTTTTCTATTCTTTTGACCGGTTCAATTATCGTTATCGTTTTCACTGTCTCGGCCTCCTTTCTGTACGTGACATATTGGCTCTGAAGTGCAGTGATATCAACGAATATCCGGCAATAAAGCGGCAAGAATCGGTCTATATTTTGCACGAATGTGATGCTCACATTTGGCATATTCCTTGTCGGTAATATCTCCATTGTCTCTGAGTTCATCAAGAAGTTTGACCGCAAGACGGTAACAATAATCATTGCGGTAGTCATCGAGTGTTCTCTCTGGCGGTGTCATATCAATCGGGAGGTGTCCGCATCCAAGCTCAACAACATTATTCTTTTCATTATCCATACTGCCTCTGTCCTCCTCGTAACTATGGCAGGACTATTCCTGCAATCGTATACGGACACAAAGGCAGCATTTTTGTGTTTGGAGGCATAGCAATTTTCAAGAAGAATCAAAAATGGGCAAAAAAATAGAGGCTAGCGGCATTGCTGCCATTAGCCTAATCACCTTTCAATCAGATTAAATATTTTTTATAAATTTTTAGGGGAACTCGCATCTTTCTGCATATATAGAGGTAGAAGGAGGTCATAAGAATATGACTAGCTACACAATCGAAGAACTTTATCACCAGAGCGCGACTATCCTCTGCCTCATCGACATGCTGAATGACATGTACTGGGACATCATCCACACAATGGCTGATCTTGGCGATCAGTGGAGCATCGACCTCATTCGGATGGTGGAAAGCGAACCGCTCTCCAAGCATCACAACTGACACGACTATGCACCCGCAGTAAATATTTCTATGGACTGCCGGTCTGAATATCGCTGAATGCTCGAAAACTGATTAGGACGATTGAGCTCACCTAAGTTATTACTAACTCAGGCTCGGAGATTATTTTCATGAACATATCATCCGATGGAGAAGAAACAGAATCTATTTTTTCAACCGGTAGCCCTGTCAGAAAATGAAATCTTACATTTTCAAAAAAAAATCGTAGGCATTGAATGTATTTCTCATTCAACACCTACGATTTTTAGTCGTACATTTTCTTAACTATCGTACTAGAGATTCAGTAATTGATCCTTTTTCTTATCAAACTCCTCTTGTGATATTGCTCCCATATCAAGCAATTCTTTGAATTTCTTGATTTCTCCGGCAACATCAACTGTTCCAGTATTGATTTGAGCCGGGCTCACAGCACTTTCATCGGCAAGTTCGCTTGAAATAATATGAAACTTCGACAGTATTTCCTGTGCGATGTTTGACGAGAGTCTATAAGTCATACTATTCTTTTTGGTTTCTGTCGAAATCAAATTAATAAAAAGCAATGGATTATCTGAGTTCGTTGTCGTTATTTTTATTTGTAACTTTTCACATACTTGCTTTGTTTTCTTTGATGTTGCGCCAACAATAGCGCCAGCAACCCCAAATACCGCCCCGCCAACGAGCGCTTTCCCTAGACCGCCTTTAGTAATTGTGCTGCCATCTTCAAGTAATTCATAATCTAGAAGTTCCTTGTACTGATAGACATGGCATCCATCAATTGTTGATGTTATTAAACCTTTAGGAAGAACAAACCATTTATGATTATCATCAAACCAAATGTAGCCACAGAATTTCTTTGTCGCCGTAAAACCTGAAATTCGTTGAGAATTCTCAGCTTCAGCAATTTCAACATTCTTTATTCTTGTACGGATTTGTTCAACGGACGATGCCTTCAATGTATCAAGATTCCACCCAGCACAAATATTAGTTTTTTTTACGCAGTCTCCACAAACATATGAACCATCCTTTAGTTTGTGTCGTCCCAATGTTTTAGCTTCATTTCCACACACCACGCACGTTTCTTTTGAAAACAATCCCATTATATTCACCCCTCTATGCTTGCTTCCATAATAATAACATTCGTCCAAATATTTGAAAATATAACTTAAAACTTATCTAAGGGAAGAAGATAATTTGGCTCAATGATTAATATTGTGTGGATTTAAAGTAAATAAGAGAATTATCTCTTGATCTCAAAAAAAATGGTCGGCGAACAACTCATACTTTGAAAGTTGTCTGTCGACCATTTTCTGTTTTATTTCACTCTGATCTTCCACCCCACCTGAATCAAGTTTACATTTCTGATCAGAGAGGCATTCATTTTCTGGATTGCAGATACGCTCGTACCATATCTTGCTGCGATTGCAGAGAGTGTATCTCCGCTTCTTACCGTGTAGTAGACAGCCTGATTTGCACCAAGCATCTCATTCACCTTCGCCTGAACGGCTGCGTAGTCATACCCAGCGGTTGTGATGCGATTCTTTCGATCTTCACCATTCCCCCACCTTCCAGTAAGCACCTCCCGGGCAAGTTCGTCAATAGTCTTCCTTGGCTGAACCGGTGTGACTGGCTGAGGTGCGGATTCCTGCTTTGCGTATCCGTTGAACCCTCCTGCCTTTATAATGGACGGGTAATCCTGATATGAGATATCCAGATCCACGTTGCCGTTGATACCGTTCACCCATCCGGAAGACGAATACTGCCAGATTCCGTATGCTCCGCCATAGGTGCACTTTGAAGCATACTGGGCTACCCAGTGGGTGAATGGCGTGAGCTTGGAATCATCCATCCGGTCACGGAAGCCCGAATAAGTAGATCCGTAGATACCGGCAAAGTAACCTGCCGCCTCAAGTGTCCGGCAGAAAGCGATCGTTGCCTCTGTAATTCCTGCTTTTGCAGATACAGGCTGTGCTTCGTTATCCATGAAGACCGGATATTCAAGCTGCTTGCCCTTAAGCTGCGCAAGAAACCTCTGGGCGTCAGCTTCACCATCCTCTGCCGATGTGCAGGCAGGGCCTACAAAGTAGTATGCTCCGACAGCAATCCCATTTGCTTTTGCTTCCCGGTAGTTTTCTTCCCATCTGGGGTCCGTATAAAAGCCAGCATCCGATCCGCCCGCCTTGATGATCGCAAACTGGATGCCCGCCGCTTTTACCTTTGCCCAGTCAATGTCTCCCTGCCAGTGACTTACATCAATTCCTCTGAATTCACTCATGTGTTTCTCCTCCTTCATTCCAACAAGAAAAGCCCTCCGGGTTTTGACGCCCGAAGAGCCGTGAATTACAGTGCTCCATTAACGGATGGAGCAGCCGAGATACGAGGATCACCTCCTCTCACGCATCTGTCTTTGTGAGCTGCTTGTAGATCTGGTTTACACCAGTCGCTGCAAGACCGGACACGATGCCGACAGCAAGGGCGTTGATGACATCCTTTGCCGGGAAGTCCGGCATCAGGTAAAGTCCTGCAATACCAAGCACCGCACCGACGCATCCGCAGATCACAGGGATCAGCTCATCCTTCACAGATCCAGATGCCTTGCAGCCAATGCCGACAAGATACGCAATCACTGTGATTGCCGCCACACTTGCAATTCCAAAGTCCATAAGTCATTCCTCCTTCTTTTTATTTCTGTCTGCCGTAAGCGGCAGTTCCAGACACTTCTTGTACAGGGACTCTCCGGTGCCATTTCCACCGAGCGCCTTGTACGGCTTGTACAGGTACTCAAGGTTGCTCCGGTCCTCCGGAGAGCACCATCCCCGGGCAATAAAAAAGCTGCAGGCCTGATAAATACGGTCATGCAGCAGTGCCATCATTCCTTCTTTGATTTCGTCGTTCTCCTGCTTTCGCCGGAGCAGTGTCCGCCACAGCCATGTGATGACGGCAATGATCAGCGCGAACAGCTCCTGAATCCAGTATTTCAAGATAAAGTCGATCAATGGAATCACCTCCTTTCACACCGCATCCGTCAGTGTGTACGTTACCTTCATCGACTGGGCACTAGTCTTTACCACCGGAGAGCTCAGGTTGCAGATGGTGCCAAGATAGTTGCAGGCAAACGAGTAATATAAAGTATTGCTCCACAGCCGAAAACGCTGAAGGCAGTCCGTCTCATGTGAAATGTAGTATTGCGGATATCCGACACTGTTTGTCGATTCTGCGTTCAGCCTGTACTTTCCGTCCGGATAAATCACACCCGGACTTCCATAGGTTGTCGTCGATCCGGATGATGTGGTGCCGGTCCACTCAAAGGTTGCGAAGACACCACCTCCGCGCATTGGATATATTTTCCTGCACCTAATATTTCCAAAGTTTACTTCTGTCACGTCGACGGTATTTGACAGGTTTACTTTGTACAGCGTGTTTTCATCATAGCTAATGAAATACAAATATCCGCTGGATACCACAGCATTTAACTGTTCATAAAAGTCCGTTTCACCGGTAGACTTGGCTGTCGCATTTGACACAGCAATGGTTTGCTCCGCTTCTTCCTGAAAAGAGAAATCAGAAATTTTCACCTTCCGAAGCTTGATGCTTACCGTCCCCTGCGAGGTGACCGTGGGAACATATACGGCGTACAGGTATCCGTCATAACCATCCGCGACAGCCCAGTAATAGTAGTCTTGGGGATCTTTAAAGGCAAAGTCAAAGACCTGCGTTTCTTCTCCAAGATAAGGTGTATATGCCTTGACGATGTTGGTGTAATACAGCTTCTTGTAGATTTTGCCGTCGCTATAAAGATAGAGAACCCCGGAGTTCTCATCAAAGGTGACGGGGCAATAGGATCGATCGGTAGTGAAACCGCCATCATCGTATTGTGCCCCATTGAAGGGATCCTCCCCTGCTCTTGTGTGCGTCAGTGCGAGAGACGCAATCGTGCCATTTGCCTGAGAAGTAGAAAAATCCCAGACGTTCACATAGCCGGTATCCGTCCTCCCGGATTCTGCTTTGTTAAACGAGCCTCCCAGCTTGGATGCCGTATTTGCAGTCTGCCCGGCGTGGCCAATCAGATGTACGCCCATCGGAAAGTGGACGTTGTTCACATCCTCGGTCAGTGTCCCGTCAAACAAAAACAAGCCTCCCAGTGCCTTTGTGGCAGCCGGGAGCAGATCAGAAAAGTGATTGTTTCCTTTCGCACCGACATTTGCCGCCAAACCAAGTACATATCCGAGGGCATTCGTAACCATGTTGTCCTGCTCGATCCGCTCATTTTCTCCCGTGATTTCATTGTGCAGGTCAATCTGCAGATGTCCTTTGAGCATTTCCTTCTCCTCTCTTAACCTCTCTCAATCGTTCTTATAGGTAATGACAAAGTTCGTGAGGGAGGAAGTCTTTCCTTCGATCATGAACTCAAACCAGATCTTCTTCTTTGCCTGTGCACCGGAATAAAGAGCATCACAGTCCGCCTCCAGAAACGAAGCCATGTCGACAGGATCGGTATAGGTGGTTCCATCAAAACTGTATGAAACGGTTACCGTCCCTGTGTAAACTGCTGTCATCTGGGTGATGCCGTGAATGGTCGCATGGCCAAGATCTGCAATGCAGCGAATCGTCTGCTTCTTTGGCACCGCCTTCACAGAAGCGGTCATAGCTTTTGGCTTTCCATCCGACCAGCGGTAAAGGACCGGTTTGGTAAGGCTTGTGAGCTGCTCGGACGTCGGCAGGGTATCAAAGCCCTTCTTCTGAAAATATGAGGCTTCTCCCAAATCTGCGGCAACCGCATCCGTGATCTCGGTCACTACGCCATCTACCAGCGTGTAGATCTTTCCATTGAAGTCCGTCATCAGGTACTTCTTTGCGTAGGGCGGCTCTACCCCGGTGAACAAAAGATACCCGATCCCGCAGGCATCCTTTCCTCTGCTCTGGGATCCGTCTTTTGTGTAACGGAGCACAATCGTATGAGCCCCAGCAGCGAGAGCATAAGAAAACTCTGTGAAGGTACTGACCCCTGTACCAGACTTCTTCAGCACCTCTGTTCCGTCCACCAGCACATGGAGCCAGTCATAGTTCTGCTCACTGGATACGATATAGCTTAAGGTCATGCTACCTTCTTCCGAGAGCGTAACGGTGAGCGTCGTCTCACTGGTTCCGCTGTCCGTGATCTGCCCGCTCCGGAGCGTATTTTTGCCATCTTCCTTCCAGGTATCTGCAGAGTAAAAAGGCGTGGTGCCATCCGTCACGGAAAGAATGCCCTCCTCTCCCTGCTTCCACGTATCCTCTTCGAAAGTGATCCGCATCGTGTTGTCTTCCCGGATAATGCTCATAGCTTCACCTCCTCCAGTGTCTCGATTTCCGGATAGGCGCTGTAGAGATCCAGGACATCCAGCTGTCCGGTGTCCACAGTGCCGGAAGTGCTCTGGACCTTGTACTGCGTCTGCAAAGCAAAAGCATCATCGGCATTCGTGGTGAGATACGTCCCGTTGTAGTCCGGTTTTCCTTCCGTATCGGAAAGAATAAAATACCGGACCACGATGCCGACGCTTGTGCTGTCTGTAAAGCTTCCAAGGACAAAAGCCATATCAAAGGAAATGGCATCGCTTGCCCCGGTCGGCACAGGTGTAAGGAGCGCTGTCTTTGCCGCATCCGTAAGCTTTCCAACCACAGAGCCCATCGAGAAGCCGGTGAATTCTTCATCGGCATTAATCGTACCATCCCACTTTCCGGTTCCTGCAAGACCCATGCCTTCGATCAGTGCATTGATGCAGTTGGTATCCAGATAAAGGGATCCGCCTGCCGCAGCAAGAAAGATAACGAAGAGATATACCGTATTGGCCTTGACGTCTCCGATATAGTAGTGAAGCGAAAGGATGTGCTTCCCGGCAGTGTCATAAGTTTCAATCGGATGGTAATCGATCTCATCCCCGGCAAGGGTGTAGGACACCGTGACCGTCATCGTATTTGGTTTTGCAAGCTCTGTCTCCGCACTGGTCATTCGCTCATCAAGGGAGCTGACACCGGTCTGCAGCTCTTTGATCTCGTTTTGAAGCTCTTCCGTTGTCGGAGAAGTCGCATCCTTAATCGTCACATCTTTCAGTTTTGTACTGCCAATCGCGTGTGTTGTGCTGAGCTTTGCATCGAGAAGAAGCTCCGCCCAGAGGGAAACCTCGGATGCTTTTGTCGCCGTAGCAAACCGGATCGAAGCAACCGGGACCCGTTTTCCGTCTCCGACTTCGACCACCTGGGTATTCGTGAACCGGTAATGAACCAGCTGATTTTCATCGGTATTGGAAACAAGACCGACAAGGTTCTTGTCCGTTTTGCTTCTGGCGCTGGCAAGGGCCGGATTCTTCCCCACTCCGGTCATTTCAAAGTACTTGTTGTACTGAAACGTAAACTTCGTAATACAATAGAGCGCATCTCCGTCGGCAAGACCGTTCTGAAAGACCAGCACGTCTCCAAGGTCGTAGGCAGGATTTCCGATGGCTCGGCAAGTGAATGGCACATACCGAATCTGCTGAATTGCTGTGAGAATTGCTCTTGCCATTTCTTCCTTGGTTGCCGCTATACCATACTGCAGGAAGGGATTGCTCCCAAGATTCATCGTGAGACCATCGTCCTCATCCTCCGCATAGTAGGAAGTCGTATTGTCTGCCATGTTGACCACAGAGAGACCGGTATAGCGCGTAACATAATCGGAAAAGGAAGCACCTGTAAATCTGTGTGCGGCATCGATCGTATCGACAACCGTCTGGTTGAAGGACTTAAATACGATGTTTCCCTTCCGGTCGGCTGTCGCAAAGCACCCAAGTGTCTGTGCAAGCCAGGACACCAGGTCCCGCCAGGTCTCCACATCGTTTGTTTCTGTCTCTGAGACCATCGTGGTTCCATTGGCAAAGCTCTCGAATTCCTTCTCTGTATTGGAAAAGGTAACTCCCGTTGCTTCCGCAATCGCCTGCGCACACTGATACGGTGTCATTTCTGTCAGAACCTTGTTACAGGTCTTATCCAGAAGTGCCATGTGATCATAGGCTTTCACCACCACACCACTTGCCGTCCACTCCGCTGTTTCTACCGTAAAGACACCAAGAGGAACCTCCTCATAGGTTCCATCGGATAGTCTCATCCCGAACACAGGCTTGATCTCCAGCCCCTTCCATCCGTATCGGCTGATCGACATGTTTAAGAATGTGGCATTCAGTTCTCCAATGTAGACCTGCCCGATGACGATCTCCTCATTTCCTGTGCACTGATTCGTGATGGAAAAAGATCCGGAAAGGATGTTGTCATCTGTGAAGGAGTGTTCGCCAATCGTCCCCCTCATCCGGAATCTCTGCACCGGCTGCTTCATGGCAGCTTTATATTTGTCGCTTACGGCGTACATGAAGCGCCTCCTTTCCCTTCTCCATAGGTTGTGATTAATCAAAATTCTTCAAGATCAAAACTTACGGTATAGAGTCCATTCGTCCCTCTCGTCTTCTCTGAATGCTTCTCCGGCCCGGTTTTGAAGTTCCGCATCCGCATGGTCCTTGTCTTGTAGCCCTGCGATTTCAGATCATAGAGCTTTACCTGTATCGAATCCTTATCTCGGAACTCCGCGAACCTCGCTGCCCATCGGCTCGAACATGGAAAAGAGGCAGAGACGGACAGCTTGTCATACCTGGTGACAATGACCTGATCCGTTCCTGCCTCGGTCTGATTGGTACTCTCAACAACAGAATAGCTCTCCTCCCAGCTTTCCGGTGTGAAGAGCTTTACGTCATCAAAGTAGATGGGGTAATCACTTAACATGCATCATCGACCTCCTGACCGATAGTTGCTCCGCTGGGTCGCCCGGACGACGATCTCATCAATCCGCTCCTGCCCGATATAGACCGGGATGATGATGTCACCGCCACCTACTCCTGCGAGGGCACCCCGCACGATTTCCGTAAGCTTATCCGTACCAACCACGGCTTCCTGCCCCGCTTCGCCGCCTCCAAGGAGTCTTCCACCTGCAGCACCGAAGATCGTCGGGCTATTTAAGAGGTAGGCATCATCCATAGCTTTCCGATACCAATCGACGGAAAGATGCGGAACCGATGGCGGATTAATGGAGAGCTTTCCGCTGATGGAGAAATGCGGAAGTTTAATGTGAGGAAGTTCCAAATGGCAGCCGGAGAAGAATCCCTTGATCCGATCCAGACCTCCACTCACAATGCTCTTTGCATTCTCGATCATGGAGGAGAAAGCTCCCTTGATCTCACCAAGTTTTCCCTGCGCGGAAGAAAGCGCATCACCAAGCTTTCCGCCCGTCAGCTCATTGATCTTCGAGAATCCTGCCTCCCAGATCGACTTATAGGCATCCACAGCGGTACCAATGATGCCCTTGATCCCACCTCCATGCTGATCAACGGATGACTGAATCGCATCCCATGCATTCCCGGTGTTCGTCTTTACGGTATCCCACGCGGTACTGATTGTGGTTTTGACGTTATCAAAGGTCGTACCTGCTGTCGTCTTGATCCCGTCCCACACACCGGAGAGCGTCGTGGTGATGCCGTTCCATGTGGTGGTGGCAACGGAGCTGATGGTCGTCCAGGTATTTCCGAGAAAATCCGAAATGCCAGTAAAGACCGTGGTAGCTGTCGTGCTGATCCCTTCCCAGAGTCCTGTGAAGAAGCCGCTGATCCCATTCCACACAGTCTCCGTCACAGACTGGATTCCATCCCAGAGCCCGGAAAAGAAGTCGCCGAGGCCTTCACCAATGCTCTGTACACCAGAGCAAACGGTAGACCAGACACCGCCAAACCACTCAGAGATCTCTCCCCAGTGCTTTACGATCTCGATTACTGCGACTACAGCAGCCACAACCGCCGCGATGATCCCAATGATCGGAAGGATCGGAACGGAAACTGCTGTGATCGCCGGGATTGCCGTTGTGGAAAGAAAACCGACCAGTTTACCCACGATGCTTGTGACGGACCCCACAGCGGTAACAACCTTGCCAACTCCAACGATGACTGGGCCGACAGCGGCAGCAATGAGTGCAGCTTTGACGATTGCTTCCTGCATTCCTGGGGACAGGCCATCCCACGCACCTTTGAGAGCCGTCACCACGTCTTTGATCTGGGTCATGGCCTCTGTGATCATCGGTGCCGACGCATCCACAATCTCCGCACCGAGATCTTTTAAGTTGTTCATCACAACCGTCATCTGATCCAAAGGGTCCAGCGTCTCATTGAACGTACTCTCCACAGACCCCGCATAATCTCCCAACGTGGTAGAGAGGTCGCTTAAGGAGAGCTTCCCCGTCTGCACCGCATTGTAGATCGCGCCACCAGCACGGGAGCCAAAGAGGTCGTAGGCTGCCTGCAGCTTCTCGGTATCAGAGGCATTGCTGTTCATGGTTTTGGAGAAATCCTTCAGCGCATCACTTAAGGACTGTCCATTCTTTGTTGCCGTCTTCTGGGCCTTAGTAAGGCCAGTGAGCATCGTCGAAGTATCAAGACCGGACATCTCCACCGCGCCCATGAAGCCAGCCGCCTGTTCTGCAGAAAGCCCCATCGACTGGAACTGTGCGGCATTCTTGGAAAGATCCTGCGAGAGCGTATCCATCGACACTCCGGTTGCCTGTCCGACCTGATTCAAAGCATCAAGGAGGTTCCCGGCATCATCCGACGACTGCCCGAAGGCATTGAGGACGGAAGATACGTTATCAACCGAGGTGGATACATCCGTCGAATTCAACGTCGAGAACTCCACAAACTTCTTAGAGAGGTCTTCCAAAGCATCCCCCGTCAGACCAAACCTGGTGTTTACTTCGCCAATGGCATCCCCGGCAGTCTGAAAGTCCGTCGGAATCGTCTCTGCGATTGACTTGGCGCGCTTCTGCATGTCCTCAAGGGCTGCACCGCTTGCGCCTGTCTTCTGCGTCACGGTATCGAGCGCTTCATCGACTTCCTTCCAAGCGGCAACCGAGGCAGCACCCACCGCAGCAACAGGGACCGTGATGCCTTTGGTGAGTCCCTCTCCCACATCATTGATCTTGCCGCCGACTTCCTTCATCTTGTCCCCAGCGACCTGAAGTTCTTGTCCTGCAACAGAGCCAAACTTCTTATACTCGTCCTCGAGGCCTTCGAGGGACTGCTTGGTTGCCTCGATCTCCCGGGTCAGTGCTTCCTGCTGTTTTTGCGTCTCCTCAGTTTGAGGACCAGCCTTTAGCTGTACAAGGGCTTCCTTCTCCTCGGAAAGCTTCTTCTTGGTCGCATCGATCGCTTCGGTCAGGTACTTCTGCTTCTGCGCAAGCAGATCCGCGTTTCCCGGATCCATCTTGAGGAGCTTGTTCACATCCTTCAGGTTACTCTGGGTATCCCGGATTTCCTTGTTCACGCCTTTCAGGGCATTGGAGAGCTTGGTCGTATCGCCGTCCAGCTCGATTGTGATTCCTTTAATGCGATCTGCCATGTGCTCTCACCTCCTGAAAAATGGCATGAAAAAAGCACTGGCCACTTATGGTCAGTGCTTATATCCGATTAATGTTTCTAAAATTGTAAGCAGGTATTATAGTTTATTACTCTCCGAGCTTACCGAGGTCGTTAAATATCTTTGCTACTGAGTTTAAAATATCACGAGCGGAACTATACTCATGATGCTCTTCATCTGTCTGTCCGTCGTCCCATTTTCTTTCCCAGTCATTATCAATATGTATGCCGCTATCGTCGGAATGGAAAGAGTACGTATCCGATTCATTCACCCGATAGGTATCTTCGGAATCAAAGTCCCTATAGGACTTAGAATATGTTTTTTTGCGCTCCGTCAAGGTCATCTCGGTTATTAACCAGATATTCAAGCTTTTCGATTTCATCGTCTTTTAACCGGCTCCCCGACACATCCATGTACTCGCCTAATTTTTCTTTTCTTGCCTTTTTTTCTTTCTTGTCCATGATATTGCCCCCCTTTAGAAAGGTCTCTAAGTTGTTAGCCATTCCTCAGGTTCAATATATCACATAACTAGAGAACTTTCTATCATTGAAATATCCACTATTATCTAGATATATGAGGTTACTACATGGTGCAAGGTAAATCAAAATGCATCGAAGTCCTGTTGTGTTGCCACCTGGCTGTAATCATCCTCGCAAAGGTCATTTCCGGATTCGATGATCATATCGATCACTGTTCCTTCATCCAGTTCATCAAGTTCAGCGAGTGTCAGCCCCATCTGCTTTGCCCGCAGGAGAAAAACTGCCGTGTTTACTTCACGCTCCGTTGGGCGGCTTCTTTTTTTGGTTTGGAACTCGTCTTTCTTGATCCAAGATAAAGTCCGACAAACTCCTTCATGTGAAGGAACAGCTCGGCTCCGTCAAACTGATCCGCCCACGTAAGAAAGGCGTCAACATTCAGCGTGTTCATATCCTTCTTCTCCGCCTGCGCATTCATGATGAAAGCAAGCTTGTCACCGACTGTCATATCCGTCTGATCGTCCTCGCTGTTCTCCATCTTGTTTAAGAGGATCATAAGGTCCTGATGAAATACCTGCTTAAAGCGGTAGGCTGTTGTTCCCGTTGCGAGAAACGGAAAATTCTGCTCCGACCCGTCACTGAGCCGGAGCGAAATCTCCTGATACATGATCGTTCCTCCTTATCACTTGCTGGAACCAGAAGCAGTAGTGCTGCTGGTCGTGCTTGTTGTAGTGGCTGCCTTAACAGCGGCAGGGGTGTAGACCTTTGTGTACCAGTTCTGGTAAGTGGCATCAGCCGTATCCGCACCGGAACGGGCCTTGACGATGTTCTTGCCAAGGGTCGCATCCTTGATGCTGGTTGCATTGATGGTGAGACTCTCGGTCTGAACTTCGATAGAGTCTTCCTTCGTTTTCGATGCCACGGAAGGTCTTGTCGCCGTGCAGTTATACATGACGTGACGGATCTCATTCACATCGCCGTCAAACTCAAAGAGAAGCGCAAAGTGAATGGGCTGGGCATCCGCATCTTCAACCAGAACCCCGTTGCCGTCCTTAATCTCACCGAGCACGTTCTCCCGGAAATCCTCCGGAACCATCGCAGACTCAAAGTCTCCGTTATAGCCGCTGTTTGCATTCGTGACAAAATACTGCACGCCATCCGCCCAGAAGATCGTCTGGTCTCCCTGCGCATCCAGCGAGAGAGATACCGCACCCGGCCATGCAACCGGATCGGCAAAGGTGGCGGTCCCATCCTCCGCAATCGTCGCGATGGCATAATGTACATTTTTCAGGTTGTACTTGACCTTGTTCTTTTTACTTGCCATTTCAGGCCTCCTGTTCAAATGAATACAGGACCTCGTAGAGCTTCTCAGAATCTATCCAGGTCTCTGTCTTTTCAAAGAAGATCCCGCTTTGGATCAGCTGATCTTCCAGTTTCTTTTCTGTTTCCGGATCCTTCTTATCCGTGTAGAGCTCGATGTCGATCTCTGTGATCGGGAAATACACAGTTCCGTCCGCAGCGAAGTTGTCGCTATTCGGACAGCGGAAACAGAGGAAGGGAGGATCCGGCCCTTCCCCTTCCGCAAAGTGATCATAGGCATAAGGGATGCCCTGCTTCTCCAACTCCTCCAGAATCTTTATGATCTTGTCCATTGCTTCCTCCCATCCTCAGCCCTTTAATTCCTTCTCAATCTCATCTGACAGCTTCCCGGTGATCTCTTCTTCGACCGGAGCGATGTGCGGGATGCCCGCAACCCTTCCGCCTCCACGCTTGGCATGGCCTTTCTCCAAGAGGTGTGTCAGTCCATAGATCTTATTGTGAACAACCACTTCTGCGCCAACCGCCGTCTCCTTCTGGACGGTAGATCGCCATCTTTTTGCGTACTTTCCGGTGCGCTTTGGCGATTTCTCCTTCAGCTCTTTCACAGCTTCTTTCCCGGCATCTTTAATCTCCTGCTTTACGATGTCGTTCACATCGTCGGCATAGTCCGAGAGCGTTTGCTCGACAGTCTTTGCAAGGTCACCTACTTTCACCTTCATCGCTTCACCTTCTCACACTTAAACTTCAGGCTCCTTTTCTTAAATCCCATCGGATCAATGGCGGTCACGTTGTAGATATTGTCTCCCAGCCGGATCCGAATCTTTGTGGAGTCGAGTCCTTCGAGACACTTTGCATACCGGACGGTAAAGTCGATCGCATCCGTACTGTTTGTGGTTCCCGCCTCCTGCTTTTCGGCCCCTCCACTCTGTACTGGTGTCGCCCAGCAGGTGTAGAAGTCTGTCCAGGTGTTGGTGTGATTGCCATACTTGTCTTTGATGACCTCATTCTTCTGGATCGTAAGCCTTACATTCATTGCCGCGATATTCATCTCACACCTCCGTCAGAACCTGGCGTCCCGTTCTCCGAAGAGGAGGTTTCGAAGCGTGATGGTCAGGGCGTGATGATCCGCTTCCTCCCGGTGTTCGTTAAGATAGGCAAGGGCATAAAGGACTGCCACAACGACAATCGAACTGCTTTCGTCCTCGAGACTATCCTTTCGGAGCACCGATGCCACAAGGCTCTCGGCTGCGTCCAGTTCCTGCTGGATCACATCGTCCTCATCGTTTGCGTCAACCCGGAGATATTTCTTTGCTTCTTCGAGCGTGATCATCCTGTCCTCCCTTCGAATCACAAAGAAAGCCCAGAGCTTTGACACTCTGAGCTCTCATCGTTACGTTGTTCCTATTGCAGATCAGGCAGATGCTCCAGCCTTCAGGATCTGCACGGCCTCCGGAAGAACCAGAAGACCATCAACACGCTCCTTGGCGACATACCCGATCATGCCATTTCCGGCAAAGAGCTCACGAAGCTCCTGCATGGAACGACTGCCGCGATCACCGATGTTGTAGTAGCTGTAGTCACCAAAGGCCATCACGGGCTTCCCGGCGGCAAGCTCCGGTGCAAAGGCGCTGGTATGAACCGCATAGCCAAGAAGTCTGTCCGGCTCCCCTGCCTGATAGGACGGCTGCCAGATGTAGGCGCCGTTGTTGTCCTTGAGCTTTCGGAGAGCTGCAAGGGTCTGGTCGTTCATGATGAACGATGCCTTCTTCCGGTACGGACGCTTCAGCGCATAGACCAGATCCAGCACATCGTCAGTGCCAAGCTTGGTGCCGGTGAGAGTCTTTGCGACCGTGCCGCCATTGGTCTCATCAAAGAGACCGGTGGGCTTTCCCTTTCCATCGCCGTTTAAGAAAGCATCCTCCTCGGCATTGGCGATGGCGATTCCAAACTGGGTGGTGATGTAGCTTGCAAGGTCAAACATGGAGTCATACAGAAGCTCCTCGGTTACCTTCACTGCCACATGGAGCTTATGCGCATCCATGATCTTCTGTCCGAACTTCGCGTCGGTGAACTGCAGTGCACCGCCCTCTTCAATCCATGCCGCCGTCGGCTTGGCTCCTGCGATGTTAATCTTGTGCTCGCCGGAAGTCGTGATGTGGGTTGCAAGGCCCCGCATGATGTTCTCTTCATTCAGGACATCAATGAGTCGGTTGTCCCACTCCTCCGGAACGAGATATCCACCATCGGCATCCACACCCTCCTGCAGGATGTCGGAAACCTGATGGAAATTCGTGCGCATGGCAGTCAGCATATCCTTGGCATACTGGTCAGAAGCACGTCCCTGCTTCTTCGGCTTCTCACTGCCTGCGGAAGGCATATTAGAAAGCGGAGAAGAAGTCGGCTGACTCAGCTGTGCCTCAATAGCAGCCTGACGATTCAGACGGTCGATCTCCTTGGTGAGATCCGTGATCTCCTTTTCCATGCGGTCATACGTTTCTCCATCTGCGGCAGAAAGAATCCCGTTCTCTCCCCTGTGTGCTTCGAGGAAGGCCTTTGCTGCCTCCCACGCTCTTGCTCTCTTTGCAATCAAATCCTGTACGTTCATTGTGTTCTCCTCCTCACATCATCGTGTGCAGCAGATTCAGGCGATCCATCAGAGCATCCACGCTCCGGCCCCTGTCTGCAGTATCCTTGGCGGTCGGTGTTTCCGATGCCTTGTTTCTAACCTTGTAGTGTTCCTTCACCTTGTTGGTGAATGCAGCCGCCATCTGACGACTGGAATAAAGAAAACCGGTACCAATTTTGTCATGGCTCTCTTCCGTTCCATTTTTGTCAGGGGTCTTTTTAGAAGTCTCTCCATTAGACTCTTCCTTCTTGGATCTATGCTTCTCTTCGGATCCATCCGGATTCTCCTTAGCCGGATTGTCCTCTTCCTGATCCTGTTCTTCCTGTTCCCTGCGATAGAGATCCGGTCGCTCCATCACACGGTCTGCAAAATGAAGCTCCACTGCCTTGTTCGCATCCATCCAGGTCTCATCGTCCATAAGCTTACTGAGCTTGTTCTTGGAGAGCCCGGTCTTCTTGACGTAGGCATTCAGGATCGAATCCTTGACGGAATCGAGCATCGAGATGGCCTGCGCAAGATCATCCTTATCCCCCATTGCCATCGTGGACGGATTGTGGATCATCAGCATGGAGACCGGAGAGACAAGAACCTCATCTCCTGCCATCGCAATGACCGATGCCGCTGATGCTGCAAGGCCGTCGATCTTCACGGTGACCTTCCCGGAATAAGATAAGAGCATGTTGTAGATCTGTGCCGCCGCCCAGACATCACCGCCCGGAGAGTTGATCCAGACCGTGATCGGTCCTTTCCCGGAATCAAGGTCAGACTTAAAAAGAGCTGGCGTGACGTCATCGTCAAACCAACTCTCCGAAGCAATGGTTCCGTTTAAAAACAGCGTGCGTGCGGCAAGATCAGGATCTTCTCCATCCGGTGCCTTGTTCCGCACCCACTTCCAAAACTTGTTCATGTGTTCCTCCTTCCCCTTCTGTGGGGCTTTTTGTTATCTGTATCTTCCTCAGGTTCTTCATCGGGCTCATCCTGCTCCGGAGGATCACTACCTCCAGAACCGCTCTGGTAGGCTGCGCCAGCACTCCGAAGAGGCGTCATGGTTCCGTTTACAAGAAACAGGTTCCCGCCCTCTTCGTCGGGCACGAGGTCCATGTTCTCTAAGCGCCGGACATCGTTCACACACAAAAAGCCGTTACTGATGCCAGTCGCATAGCCCTGCATGCGGCTCTCATAGTTGCCGCGAAGAAGACCATCCACGTTGAAACGCGCATAGTAGATCTTCTTCTCCTCCGGGGTAAGAAGCGACCTTGAGATCGCAGACTCGATTCTGGCAAGCCACGGCTGCAGACTGTAGGTCACAAATTCCAGCGACTGTTCCTCAATGTTAGAAAAAGTCGCATGTTCAAGATCTCCAATCATGTGCGGCGGCACCCGGAAGATCCTGGCAATCTCATCGATCTGGAACTTTCGGGTATCCAGGAACTGTGCCTCCTGCGGATTGATGGAGATCGGCGAATATTTCATCCCCTCTTCCAGAACTGCGACCTTCCCGGCGTTCTGACTCCCGCCAAAGGCTGCCTGCCAGCTATCCCGTACCTTCTCCGGATCCTTCAGGACACCCGGATGCTCAAGAACACCGGATGGCGCGGCTCCGTTCTCGAAGAACTTAGAGCCATATTCCTCACAGGCCATCGAAAGACCGATGCTGTTCTTTGCCATCGCAATCGGACTGTATCCCACAAGGCCGTCAAATCCAAGCCCCGGAATCTGCATCACCTCATGGGGAGACAACTTCACGATCGTCTCCTTCATGGTCGGCGCATCTGATCCCTTGGACCAGAGATACTGATAATAGATGTGTCCGTTCTCGTCGCGGTCCACCGTCATGCGGTTTGGCATCAGAGGATACAGTGCTGTGATCTCACCCTTTCCATTCCGGATGATCTGCACATAGGCATTACCCCACAGGAGAAGGTGTGTGAGGAGCGTCTCCCAGAAGGTGTAGGCCGTCATCTCCTCATTCGGCTCACTGTGAAGAAGAAAGTACAGCGGATGATCTGTTGCTTTTACCTTGCTGCCGTTCTCCTCTTTGTAGAGATGTAAGGGCAGGCTTGCCACGGCCTCTGCAAGCACCCGGACACAGGCATATACCGCAGTCACCTGCATGGAGCTTCGCTCTGTCACGGTCTTGCCGGATGAAGTGTGCCCGTAGTAGGCCCTGTAGACACTGCCGGATGTTGCATCCTTCGGATCCGCTCTTGCCTTCCTTCTGTGAAATAAACCCTTAAATCCCATCGATCCTTCCTCCATCAAAATGTGATCAGCCCTCGGCTGTCGTAAACACTCTCTGCTTGTTCCTGCCGGATACAGCGATCCAGCGCCATGATTGATGCAACGATACCGTCGATCTTTTCCGGTGACTTCGCCTTGGTCGGTTTGATGTTGTCAGCAGCGTCCCGATCAACCACCACGTTCAGTGCCATCCAGCGTAGGACTGGGTTGCCGCCGTGGATGATCTTTCCTTCCATCATCAGCTTGTAGAACTCCTTCGTAGGAGCTGACATATCTTTGAAGCCCTGTCCAAAAGGCACCATCGTCAAGCCGTCATCCTGCAGGTTGATAATGAGCTGGGTCGCATTCCACCTGTCGACCGCGATTTCCTTGATGTTGTAGATCTTGTAGAGATCCAGGATGAACTTCTCGATAAAGTTGTAGTCGATCACATTTCCTTCCGTCGCCTTCATGTATCCCTGCTTTACCCAGACATCGTAGGGAACAGAGGCCCTTCGCACCCGGATTGGAATGGTGTCCTCCGGAACCCAGAAGAATGGCAGGCAGATGTACCTTTCCGTCTCATCCCTCGGCGGGAACATCAGAACCAGTGCGGTGATGTCGCCGGTGCTCGAAAGGTCGAGTCCACCGTAACATCCCCTTCCCCGGAGACTGTCCAGATCAATCGGTGCATTGCCCTGATCAAAGACCTGCTCCGGAATGAAGGCGGTCGTTGAAGATACCCACATGTTGAGTCGGAGCTGCTTAAACACCGCCTCCTCCGCCGGATTTTCCATCGCCTCGTGGTAATGCTCCCGGACACGTTCAATGTCAATCGTCTGTCCGAGACTTGGATTTGCTTTGTACCAGTTCTTCTCATCGTGCCAGTCCTCATCATCTTCCAGTCCGTAGACGACTGGATAAAACGTATGATCCACACGCTGTCCGGAAAGAATGTCTTTTGCCTTCTGGTGCAGCTCGTAGCAGATCGAATTCTTATCGGTTCCGGCGGTAGTAATCAGGAAATATAGCGGCTGCTCTCTCGCATCACCGGAGCCTTGGGTTAGAACGTCATACAGCTTTCGTGTCGGTTGTGCATGAACCTCGTCTAGCACAAGACCAGAAACATTCAGGCCATGTTTGGTTCCCACCTCTGCAGAAAGCACCTGGTAGAATCCGGCGTTACTGTAATTTACAATTCGCTTGCTGGCCGCCATGATCTTGGAGCGCTTGAGCAGCGCCGGTGCCATGTTTACCATCTGGTGGGCGACATCAAAAACGATCGATGCCTGCTGGCGATCCGCGGCAGCGCCATAAACTTCTGCAGAAGGTTCGTTGTCTGCGTAGAGCAGGTACAGGGCAACTGCGGCGGCAAGCTCCGACTTTCCATTCTTCTTGCCAATCTCGATGTAGGCTGTCCGGAACTGCCGGTTCCCATCGGGCTTTATGATCCCGAATAAGTCTCGGACGATCTGCTCCTGCCAAGGGAGGAGCCAGAAGCGTTTTCCGGCCCACTTGCCTTTGGTATGCCGGAGCATCTCGATGAACTTCACCGCCCGATCCGCTTTCGCCGCATCATAGTGAGATGTTGGAAGCATGAACTTTGTCGGCTGGTAATCGGTCAGCTTTGGCATATCATTGGGACGTTTCTCCATTACGGATCACCTCCCAATAGCTCCTCCATCTCATCTCTTGGCGTTGGCTTCCCGGCATCCGCGATCAACCTTGACCTTGATGCCGGAGTCAGACCGAACTCGGTCGCGAACTTTCCCATCTGCTTCATGTAGGTCTGTGCGATGGAGACCTGCGGGACCTGTTGCCAGTAACCAGAAGGCGTCCGGACAAGAGTGCCGTGTTCTGTGATGAACTCCTCGGCTTCCTTCCATCTCGCATAGGACTGGCAGTATGCAGCAAAGGCAGCCATATCGACTTCGGTGAGGACACCGATGGCTTCCATCTTCTTTGCCAGCCTGTGCCATTCCTTTCTGGCATCCTTATCGAGCCACTTCGGACAGGCAGGTGCTTTCCGCTCTGGCTTTGGCTCATTCTCATTCAGTTTTCTTTTCCCGGGATTTCCTTCCAGCTCCTTGATTGCCGTCGGAGTTGGCTTTCTTCCTCTGGTTGCCATAGGGAACACCTCCTTTCTGTCCATCAAAAAAGGACCGCCGAAGCGATCCGTCCCATGTGGTGTGTATTGAGGTATATGTGAACGAGAGAAAGAGCCGTGTGGCTCTCCTCCCGGAAATTGCTTTCTTATTAGTTGAAGTTGTGCAGGATGGCAAGCAGTGCAAGCTGTGCGTTTTCCGTTTCTGGCTCGATGTCCCAGCCCCTATCGTATCTTGCGACCGGGAAGTCTCCGAGGCGAATCTCAAGCTTGCTGATCCTGCCACCTTCAATCCCGTAATCCTCGCTCGGCTCTCCGTAAACCTTCGCGCTGTAGGTGAATGTCTGGTTCTCGATCTTGATGCTTCCTTTGTTCCACATGGTTTTTTCCTCCTTGTTTTGTTCTTGTTTGCCTTTTCCTTTGGCATGTACATATATCACTCTGCAAGGCTTATATAGCAAGGAGATCAGCCGGATATGTGTCACAAAGATCCGCCCCGGAAACTGTGTATTTTGTACGAGGAAGAGGCCCCTTTTGCGGGGCTCCCTCCCTTTCCGTTTTCAGTTCAGTGTCATTCTGAAGGCGTGGCCCTTCTCGTAGCCTTTTCCGAAAAAGTCCTTCCGGAGGTTGACCTCGACCATCTCGCCGATCGTGCAGCCGGCCTCTTTAAAAAGCCAAAGCGTCTCGACCGCGTCCGTTGCCCGGCAGGAGTAGGTGAAGGCCTTGATGCCGTTCTCCTTCATGCAGGTGGTGATGGCTTCCACATCCCGATCCCAGATGATGTCGTCGAAGTCGAGGATCTCGTTCTCGTTGTCTCTGGAATTCCGGTAGGCTCTCCAAACCTTGCAGGCAATGTCGCCCATCTCAATGATCCGATCCTCGGCTGCCTTCGCGGCTTCTCTTGCGGCATCCCTGCCCTCTGCAGTGGTGGCTTCCTTGTAGGCTTTCTTTGCTTCTGCGATGGTGTTGTAGGTTTCTTCAAAAATGTTCGTCATGGCTTTGTCCTCCTTGCTTTGTGCTTGTTTGCCTTTTCCTTTGGCATGTACATATATCACTCTGCAGGCGATATATAGCAAGGAAATAAGCCTCATAACCTGCACAAAAATGTACCGAAAATCCTGTGCTTATCTGACATCTCCATGGAGAATAAAGCGGACGTATTCGTCCCGGTGCTCCTCAATAAAGAGCACCAGATCGTAGTAGTTCCGGTCGAAGGCGAGGCGCTGCACGTAGGGCAGGTCGAACATGTTCGTAAGGCCGCTGTCTCGAATCGCAATAATCTGTTGCCTGATCTTCTCATCCATATCAGTCCACCACCTTCCGCACGATGTCCTCGTTATGTAGAGCTCTACATAACATCGATTATGCGGTGAAAATCATTATGTAGAGTATGCGGATAAAATAGTGATTTTTACTTGCCTTTTCGTAAAAACATTCTACATAATATTGTGCCTTTTTGCCTGATAGCACATACTCTTTTGTATCAAATTCAAAGGAGGTGCCACCACATGGCAAAAGTTACAGATTTAGTTGCTGCGGCAACGCAAATGCTCCATGAGCAAAAGTTCTGCGATGATTTCATCAGGAAATATGTTGCTATCTGGCGTAAACTTCAAATCTACGCCCAGAAATATCGCATTGATGAATTCTCATGGGACTTAGCACGAACATTCCTGCAAGAGGAATACAACATCGATATCGAAGGGGATGACATTTATTCGGCTGACTGCAAGAAAGTACATTATACTACGGTCCGTCCGCTTCTTTATCTCCTGCTCATACAGAATGATGCCGGGCTGATACGAACCACGAAGATTGGGGTCATATCATTGGAATCCTATTCCGAGGTTCTCAACCGTTTCACGTCTTCCTGCATGGAACGCCACTTAAGGCAAGGGACCATTGATGGTAAGATGTGGACTATCAGACCGTTCCTGATGTTTTTGAAGCAGAGCGGAATAATGTCAACACCTGAGTTGAAAAACCTTAACAAAGATACTGTTTCCGGTTTTCTACAATTCCTTACGGCAAGAGCATTGAACACCATTTCCGATAAGGTCAACGTACTCAGGAGCTTCCTCAAATTCCTTTATGAGGAGCAGTTTACGGAACAGGATCTTTCTTTGTATGTTCCAAAGGCCTCCCGACGCAGGCAGCGCCTTGCGCACACATGGACGCCGGATGAGACGGAGAGGTTGCTGGCGGCTATTGAGAGGGGGACTTCCGTCGGAAAACGGGATTACGCCATCTTTATGCTGGCGATACACCTCGGGATGCGATCGGGGGATATCGTTTCCCTCAAGTTCGAAAACATCGACTGGGTTAAATGCATCATCCGGTTCACCCAGGAGAAAACAGGTGTCCCACAAGAGCTACCATTGAGCGAGGAAATCGGAAAGGCTATCATTGACTATCTAAAGCATGGTCGCCCGGAAGATTCCAGCCCATATGTATTTGTAAGGCATTCAGCACCATACGGGAAAATAGACCGCTTTTGGTATCAAATGCAGAAGTATTTACGCACTGCAGGAATTAGTGTTGAAAGCGAAAAGCCGCACGGTCCCCATACCTTACGTTTCTCGCTGGCCACCCACATGATGGATGCGGGCATTGAGTATGAAACCATATCAGCCGTCTTAGGCCATGCTGACCCGGCATCAACCAACAGGTATCTTCGTGCAGACATTGAAAAGCTTCGTCTCTGTGCATTAAATCCGGAGGAGGTGATGGCCGATGCCTGAACCTAACCGTATTTTCATGCCGGATTTTACTGGGCCTATAGCCGAGCAGCTCAAGGGGTTCCTCGAAGAGAAACGGGCGCTCGGATACAAATATTCCTCCGAGTCATGGAGGCTTCTCCAAATAGACAGGTTGAGCCAGGAACTCGGCATAGCGCCGAACACGCTTCCAAAGGAGCTGATTGACGCATGGAGCGTTCGTACTCCAACGGAAAGCACGAAGACATGGCGTTCCCGGATCACGGTTTCCACCCAGCTCACCGATTATTTCGTTGCCCATGATCTGCCATGTACTAAGACAATCATCCTGCCCGAAGATACGCACAGCGATTCGACATTTATACCGCATATCTTTACAGCAGATGAACTGAAAAGGCTATTCCAGGCCGCGGATAATCTTAATGCGCCGTTATCAAGCCCACACAGGCGGGATGTCGCGGCACTCCTTTTCCGGGTACTATATTCGTGCGGACTCCGTTTGAATGAAGCTCTCTCCCTTACTATTGGAGACGTTGACATTGAAAACGGCATAATCACGATAAAAGGTGGCAAAAGCAAGGTCGACCGTTATGTCCCAATGAGCCGGCAGCTATCCGACCGTTGCGCAACATACCAAGAAACAGTGCTTGATGGTGCTGATTCTTCCGGGATCTTCTTTTCTGCTCCAAGCGGTGGCAAATACGGTCATAGCACAGTTACATACATGTGGAACCAGATACTCCATTCCGCAGGCATTCCTAAAAACGACGACGGCCCCAGAATTCATGATCTCCGGCACACATTTGCAGTGCATTGTCTCAAAAAATGGGTTGACGATGGAGAACAGGTAAATGCCCTTCTCCCTGTGCTTTCCAGCTACATGGGGCATGTAAACCTCGGCTCAGTAAACAAGTACTTACGGCTCACGGCGGATGTCTTCCCTGATATCACGCGGCGCGTAGAAAAGTACTTTGGGTATATCATACCAAACGGAGGACACGTGTATGAGGAGGGATAATCAATTCCAACACCTGCTCGGAAAATTTCTGAGCGATTACCTGCCCAGCCAGCGGAGATTCAGTACAAACACGATTGCTTCGTATTGCGACACATTCAGACTTTTCATATCCTATATGAAGGCAGCCAAGGACATAGATCCGAACCAGATCAAGTTTAAGGATGCCGACCGTAGGACGGTGGAATCCTTTTTGAAGTGGCTTGAAGATGAACGTAAATCCTCGGCATCCACTGTTAACCAGAGGTTGGCGGCAATACACTCCTTTTACAAATACGTTCAAGGTGAGGAACCTCAGCTGATTAGCCTATGCCAGCAGGTGCTGAACATTCCAAACCGCAAATCGCCGGCAAGGTTTGTTTCATATCTCTACAAAGAGGATCTCGAATTAATCCTTAAGCAGCCGGACACTTCGACGCGCAAAGGACGCAGGGATTTGACATTGCTTTGCGTTCTCTATGATACGGGCGGCCGTGTTCAGGAGATAGCCGACTTGACCATTGGGGCAGTAAGATTGCAGGCTCCGGCACAGGTAACACTTCTTGGCAAAGGCAATAAGAAGCGTGTTGTCCCACTGATGGATCAGACGGCAACCCTCATCTCGAATTACATGAAAGAGAATCACCTGTTGCAGGGAGGGCAGATGAACGAGCATCCGGTGTTTTTTAACCAGCGGAACGAGGCACTGTCACGGTCTGGTATAGGTTATATCTTGCAAAAGTATGTCGCAGCCGCTCGGACGGAGCAGCCCACAATCCCGGAAAAGGTCACGCCTCATATTCTGAGACACTCAAAAGCAATGCATTTGCTCGAAGCGGGTGTGAACATCGTCTATATACGGGACATACTCGGCCATGTGAATATAGCGACAACCGGTATCTACGCCCGATCCAACCTTGAAATGAAGAAAAAGGCATTGGAGAAAGTCGCAATAGTTCCCGATACGTCAGATGTCCCATTTTGGACAGAGGACAAAGATTTACTATCTTGGCTCGAAGGATACGGGAAATCATTGTAAATATTATGCTGAGTGTTTGTCGGGAAGTTCGTAGCAAACACGGTCTTCCCGACACTATACTCTACATAATGATTTTCACCGCATAATCCTCGCCATAGATCACGCTTAGTCCTGAACCGTTATCCCAGTGGACGAGCAAGGATCCCGTGTCATCAACACCATAGACAGTTCCTTTTGTGCCGATTGGCGGTGCCTGGATGTCGTCCATCTCCAAAAGTTCCACCCGAGATCCTGCAGGATAACATTCACGCAGTCTTTTTAGTACCTCATCATTTGGAAATCTCATGTTCTGCTTCCTTTCCTTCTGGATTGCTCGTTTCGGATTCGACGGAAGATCCGGCCTGTGCTTCCTTTTCTACTTCACGTTTAGCTTTCTGCCTCTGGTAAAACTTTCTGGCCGCCTCCTCATTCGGGAAGGCAGCGTATCCGGAAAGGTTCTTCATCAATATTTTTCGTGTCGTCTTGAACTCTGCTCCATTCATCCCAAGGCGGGCGAGCCAAATGCGGAAAGCGTATTTTTCGCTCTCTTCATCGACATACTTCGGATAAATTCTCTTCTGTTCCAAGGCCTGTTTATTCATGAAGGAAGAAAGTTCTATGTATGCATGGATCGTTTCAGGATCCGCAAGCTCTGGGAACCCGGTAAAGGAAATCTTCTCATCTTCTACCTTAATACCAATCATCTCATCCCGATGATCCGAGAGAATCTCGAGCGCCTTCTCCAGCGTTAGGTCGTCCGCATCTTTAAGTGCATTCACAAGGTCAATGTCGACATGGAAGTGCCCGCCAGTCGCTTTGTTGATCAGGCTTGCTCTCTGATAGATGAGATTAATCAAATTTCGAAGCGTACATCCGTTGTGTCCTTTCAGCGGCAAGGCGATCTCCACTTTCAGTTGTTCCGGTTCGTCTTCCGTATTCGGTAACCGGATCAGGCCTTCTGCATCAAGCGTCTGAAGAATCGCTTCATCGGCTTTGTCATCCTCCACCGTGAGGGTTCCATCCCGCTCGACCGTCCATTCTCCAATTTCATATGCCATCCGCGGTGCTGCTGTATAATGCGATTTCTCCCCGGTCAGCTCTCCTAAACGCGTCACCAGCTCTTTTCGTTCCGATGTACTTTTTTCAAATCTCAGCATTTTCTTGCCCTCCTTTTCGATGCACCGGTTCATTCCGGTAACACATACATCACTCTGACGGGCTGGAATAGCAACTCAATTTGACAGATAAATCTGAACAAAAATCAGGTCTCAAAATTGAAGGAAACAGACGAATCCAGCAGGCAATCTTTGGTCTTCATCAGGATTCGTCCTGTCCAACATCCGCAGCAGCCTCTTCAAATGTGAGCTTCTGACCATCACGCACCACATATACATCTTGCGTTTTTCCATCTTCGTGTTCGATATATCTTTTCACGATAACGTCGACATACTTCGGGTCCAACTCGATGCCTCTGCAAATCCGATCTGTTTCGCAGCAGGCGATCAAAGTGGATCCGGATCCGAGGAAGGGATCCAGAACGATTCCGTTTGTCATCGAGGAGTTCCGGATCGGATACGCCATCAGCTGCACCGGTTTCATCGTTGGATGATCCTTGGAAGCTTTCGGACGGTCGTACTCCCAGATGGTGGTCTGCTTCCGGTCCGAGTACCACTCATGCCTTCCACCCTTCTTCCAGCCAAACAGGCACGGTTCATGCTGCCACTGGTAGGGAGAGCGTCCCAGAACCAGCGCATTCTTTTTCCAGATGCAGCAGCCGGAAAGGTAGAAGCCTGCATCCACAAATGCCCTGCGGAAGTTCAGCCCCTCCGTATCTGCATGGAATACGTAGATGGAACCGTCATCGGCGAGGTTATCATGCATGCAGGTATAAGCAGAAAGCAGAAACTTGTAGAAATCCTCGTCTGTCATGTTGTCATTCAGGATCTTGCCTGCTGTTTCTTCAACGTCTACGTTATACGGAGGATCGGTCAGCACCAGATTTGCCTTCTGACCATCCATCAAAGCAACATAGTTCTCTTCATTGGTGGAATCACCACAGAAGACTTTGTGCTTTCCAAGAAACCACATATCGCCGGGCTTACTCATGGTCGGCTTCTTGAGTTCCTCATCCACATCAAAGCTATCTTCTTCCACCTCTTTATCACAGACCTTATTGAAAAGCTGCTCCATCTCCGGAGGCTCAAATCCGGTGAGCGCCGTGTTGAAGTCCGATGCCTCAAGATCTTTCAGAAGGTCAGCGAGCATGTTGTCATCCCATTCGCCCGTGATCTTGTTGAGCGCAATATTCAATGCTTTCTCTCTAGTTTTATCGATGTCGACGACTGCGCAGGGAACCTCGGTATAGCCGAGATCCATCGCAACAGTCAGTCTCTGATGTCCTCCGATGATCGTCATGTCAGCATTCACAACCAAAGGATCCGCAAAGCCAAATTCCTGAATGGAGTTCTTGATCTTCTCGTATTCCTTATCTCCCGGTTTCAGTTTCTTTCTCGGGTTGTATGCTGCCGGTTTCAGTTCCGTCACCGGTATGTTCTTTAAGATTGGTGTTTCCATTCTCTTTCTCCTTCATTCGTTTTCTGTGCCGCCAGCTGTTGTAAGCCCAGCGGCATCGATCTGAGCAGAACACCCGTGGCCTGCCCATCGGGTTACGTCCCATCGGCATGCCGCACCACGGGCAGAACTGCTTCGCGCAAGAATCAATGAATTCCGAGAGGTCAGGGGTTTCAAAATTCTCATCCATCACGCCCTCCTCGCGTACTCGAAAGTCCAAACGTACTCGAAAGTCTGAGCGGTTAAGGCTTTGTATTCCGTGGCGGAAATCCGAGGCCAAACGCGCAGATCCGCGCACAAAAAAACCGCAGAAGAAGCGCTTGTTTCCACGCTTTACCTGCGGTTTCAAAAAGTATTGTAATTTCTTCGGGATCCAGCGGACTGCCCGCTGACCCCGGGGTGCGAATTTCGCGAAAATCAACGCAAGAGGGGGCGGCGGTCCCCTGTGGCTCATGCTTTAGAGATCATGACCACCCCCACCCTTAACAAAAAAATTATGATGACACACACTCTGTAAAATGATACATTGAAAAAGTCGAGATCATCGTACTGTAACAACGTGCCACCTTCCGATAAGGTTCAGTCCCCGCTGAACGATCTGGAAGTTTGATCTCGCACATATTCATAACCAGAGGTCGATTCGATTCAGGGCTGTGCTCCATCGGATCGGCCTCCTCCCCGTTTTATACCATATCGATACGTCGGTGTCTCATCCTTTGTTCGTGTCTTTCTGTCATGGCATTTCTTACAGAGTGCCTGCCAATTTGATCGGTCCCAGAAAAGCTCTGGGTCTCCTCGATGCGGAAGGATATGATCCACAACCGTCGCCGTGGTTGCCTTACCTTCCTTTAGGCACTCCTCACAAAGAGGGTGGAGCTGCAGAAATTTCTTGCTCTCTCTTCTCCACCTTGCATTGTATCCACGAGCTGCTGCCGATCGTTTTTCCTCCGGATGCAAGGCTTTATGTTCTTCACAATACTTCTGTCCGGCTGGCACGAGGTTCGGGCAGCCGGGATGCCTGCAGGGAACCTTCGGTTTGTATGGCATGTCCGTCACCTCCGCTCCTGATTTCTCCCACGTAAAAAGCCCCGGAGGTTTTATCCTTCGAGGCTTCATCCTATCTTCTTCGCTGACTATACCATATCACATATAGCACCCGGACATTTGCGGACATTTCCGGCGCATTTAGATCATCGTAGGATTTTTTGGCACCTTCACATGGGACAATGCTCTGCTGTGCCATCTGCGGATAGTACGTTCATCGGCGGAAAGCTCATCGCCAATCCGCATCCAGGTATAGTTCTTAAGATACCGGTACGTGAGAATCAACCGTTCATCCATGTTCTCGACCTGATCGATCACGGATTGGATCTCGTCTTTGAGCTTCAGGAGAAGGCAAAGCTCATCATTCACTTTCTTTTCCTTCTCCCAGATGCGATCCAGCGTTTTTACGAATGGTGCATCGTCTGGACGATTCGGATTGTAATGCTCTTCGAATCCGGGACTGCCAACAGAGGCAGCCAGCATCCTTAAATTTTCCAGTTCTTCCTGATGCAGCCGGATTCGCTGCTCCAGCCGGTAAGCCTGATTGAGATATGCCTTTGGTGTCATGCCGCCACCTTCTCTCTCAGCTTCCGGATCAGATAGTCCGGATCCACACCCGTCAATACTCCATACCAGCCGGAATGGAAGAACTTCTCCAGCTGCATGGCTTCATCCATAGCCATCCTGTTTCTTGGATTCTTCTTCAGTTTCTTAAGTGCCGACAAATAGTCCTGTGCCGCCTGTGCAACGATCGCATTGGCAAGGTTCTGATACGGATCGGGACCGTAATTTTTGTTCATATGCAGCCTCCTTGAAATGCTTCATTTCTGTTCCTTGGATTGGCATATGTTTGTCATTGATTTTCTGTTGTTGACTCTGATTGGCTTATTTCAGACGAGCCTGTACCGCCCGGATCAGGTTCTCCTGTGTAGTGTTCTTCCCATCCAGCGCTTTTAACACGTCTTCATCAATCGTGTCCTTTGTCACGATGTTATGAATGGTTACGACCTCGGTCTGGCCTTGACGGTTGAGTCTCGCGTCTGTTTGCTGACGCATCTCCAAAGACCAGCAAAGGGAGAACCAGATCAGGATATGACCGCCATGCTGGAGGTTGAGTCCGTGTCCGGCAGATGCTGGAGAAATCAGAGCGACCGGGATCTTCCCTGCATTCCAATCGGTGACATCCTCTGAGGTTTTCAGGTCTCGTACCGTGATCTCCTTTTCCTTCAGGTATTCGATGATTCGACTACGATCATGCTGATACCAATAGGCAATCAGAACGTTCTGCCCGACTGCTTCTTCGATGAGGTCTGACAGCATCTCGAGCTTTCGATCATGGATCCGGATCACCTCATGATTCTCGTTGTAGACAGCTCCGTTTGCCATCTCGAGAAGTCTTCCGGAAAGAACCGCCGCATTGGCAGCGTCCACTTCATTCCCATCAATCGTAAGAACCAGCTCTTTCTTCAATTCCTCGTAGAGTTTCTTTTCTTCCGGGCTCATCTCAACCGTATGGTTGACCGTCAGGCATTTTGGCAGATCTGGCAGGAAGTCTTTTGCTTTCATGGAAACAGAGATATCTCCGATCTTCTTGTAAATGGCTTCCTCTGCGCCGGGCAGCGGCACATAGTTATAAACCACTCCGGTGTAAGGATTCATGCCGCCGGGCCGGAAGAACGATTCTCGATATCTTCCAATAAATCTCCCGAGACGCTTGCCCTGATCAATAATGGCAACCTCTCCCCAAAGGTCCAGAAGGCCATTACTTGCAGGCGTTCCGGTAAGGCCCCAGATCCGTTTGATAAAGGGACGTGCTTTCCGGAGTGCCTTATAGCGCTGGCTCTTGTAATTCTTGAATGAGCTAAGTTCATCCACCACAACACAGTCAAAGGGCCATGGGATCTTGTGCCGTTCCAACCAGTCAGATAGCCATTTCACATTTTCCCGGTTAATCACATAAACGTCGGCATCTGCTCGAAGCGCCCTCACTCGTTCTTTGCAGCTACCAATGATGACCGACATCTGAATATCCTTTGTGTGGGTCCAGAGGTCTTTTTCTTCCGGCCAGACATCCCGGGCTACACGAAGAGGTGCAATCACCAGCGTTTTATGAACATCGAAGGAATCAAACATCAGGTCCCAGATGGCAGTAAGACTGATGATCGTTTTCCCGAGGCCCATCTGAAGGATCAGCATCGCCTCCGGATGGTTCTCAACAAACTCCACACAGTAATCTTGATAGTCATGCAGGTCGGATCTTTTTAATTCCATCGTTGCCTCTTCCATCATCTGTCTCCTTCCTGTATCGCAGTAATGATGTCCGGTATCTCCTTTGGATCATCCAGAACGAATACCAGAAAGCCAAGATTCCGAAGGCGTATGTGTCTACGGATCTGCAGCTTTCTCGGTTTCTGGCCCGGGGCTTTCACCTCAACAAAGCCGATGCGTCCTCCGGGCATCAGAACGATCCGATCCGGCATCCCATTGAGTCCCGGAGAGATAAATTTCGGACACCATCCGCCTGCTTCTCTTACGGCTGTGACAAGACTTTGCTCGATTTGCTTTTCAGCCATTTGGCATACTCCTTCCACGCCTCTTCAAAGGCATCAATGCATCCGCTGCAGGCACCGCAGTCGTAAAGATAATTCAGAATCGAATCATGCCAACCGCTAAGTTTGACTGTGCTGTTTCTTGGAAACCGATCCCTGTCTTCCCTCATGTCCTTGGCGAGATCACCCATTGGTGAATCCTCTTTGATGTGCTTCCGAACCATGTATGTGTAAAATGTCATGCTTTTTCTCCTTCCATTTCTTCTCCTGCTTACCCATCACGAATGATGTCTGGCAAAAAATCAGAGGGTGTAGATTGTGAAGATACCCTATATACCCTTTTCTAATATCAATTATTTTTTTTTGCTATTACGTCATAGTGGGTTAGGTATCTGCACCATCTACACCCTTTGCCAGAAGCCCAGTGTTTATCGGCATTTCCAGACCCTCTCGTCATTTTGCCAATCTACACCGCACTGCACCGACCTACACCTTTTTCAGTCCATGAAGTCCGTTTTCAGACGAATTCCACGAACCAGCACGCCCTTCTTGGTACGCTTACTCGTGATGCCACGGTTCTTCAGCTCTGCATAAAACTCAGCTTTGTTCCGGATGAACTCTCCGACGCGGTCACAGTACGTCCGATACGTGTCATACAATTCTCCGGATTTTTCTGTGAAAGCATCACCAAGCTCACAGCATTCATCCATGAAATTAGACATCCAGTCGTTCTCTGCCTTGTATTCATCAATAGCCTTCTGTACGACACCTGGTCGCTTCAGGTGGAAACCGGCAGCAATTACCTTCTCGGCACCTTCAATTACCCAGGAAAGAATCGCGGGCCCGGCGTTCTTAACAAGCACATCGGCATAATTCTTTACATCACTCTTACCCGTAAACTTGGCATGGAAAGGCAGCACAATGAGTCTCCGCCAGGTTCCATCATCGGTTGCCCCGACTCTTGGCAGATGATTGGTATAAAGAACTACTGTATGAGAGGGAATAAACTCTCCCGGGTCCTTGAACTTCTTCTCGCCCTGAATCGGATCGGTTGATGTGATCTGCTTCAGAATAGAAGTAGAAAGTCTCTGCCCTTCTTCCAGCTCCGCTGCAATTGCCAGACGCTTGCCTTTCAGTTCTGTGATCTCCCACTTCGTGTTCCGGCGTACGCCAACGGTCAGAGTGTCTGCTGAGATGGACCCGGCATAACTTCCAAGAACATGTGAGATGCTGTTGAAGAACGTACTTTTTCCGTTTTTTCCACCGCCGACAGCAATGTAGAGTGCTTCGATATATACGTGCCCGATTGCAGCAAGCCCCATGACCATCTGCACATAGTCGATCAGTTCCTGATCACCCAGAAAGGTCTTCTGCAGGGTATCCTCCCAGAGATCTTTTCCTTTCTCTCCCGGATCGCACAGCGTCACCTTTGTCAGATAATCGCCAGCCTTGTGTTCACGACGTCCGGCAAGGCCATGACGCAGATCATAGGTGGCTCCCGGTGTATTCAGAAGATAGGGATCATGATCCAAGTCCTCATATTTCACATGCACCATGGGCTGAGCCGCCTGCATGGCAGAGTTGACGTACCGCATGTTTCTCCGCTGCATCACAAAAGTGTGGTAGTTCTGTGCACATATATGGGCATTCAAAAGTTCCAGCAGATTTCCACTCAGGTCCTTAGCCGCCTTCTTGGTATTACCGATCAAATCTTCCGAAACACCAGCATTCAAAAGTGCCTGCTTTGTCTGGAACATCAAAAGTTCTGCATCGGCAAGCTGAAGGTCCAGGAATTCTTCCGTGGCTCCAACCGCCGCAGAAACCGATGTTTCCCAGACCGTTCCGTCGTAGCAGAGAAATCCTGTCTGCTCACAGAACCGGAGAACATCGCCATACTCGTTGGAGAGAACTTTCGCCTGACCGATGTCCGAGTAGTCCTCCGGCTTAAGACTTCCTGCAGGTCCTTTGGGTAACGCAGAGTTGTACTTCTCCGGAGGGATATATCCCGGCTGACTTGCCACCTTCTTTTCCCACTTCTTTGCAGAGTTCCAGATTTTGCCAAGCTCCTCATCAGAAAGCGGAGGATTGCACTTGGCTGCCTCTTCCAAAAAGATCGCGTGCGCTGCGTCACTGTGCCCGTACCGCTTGACCACCTTCCCGGCAAACCGGCTCATGGTCGCATTTCGCTTGCCAGCAGGAATCTCGTCAGCAGCTCTTGCCATAGAGTCCTCTGCTTCCATAAATTCCTCGATCGTCTTACCACCTTCATGCCAGATGACCTTGGGAGAGTTTGATCCAAAAACAAATCTCCCAGCATCGAGCGCATTGTCATCAAAGAACGGATAGCGTTCCTGCACCGCATGTTTTAGAGCGGTATAGACCTGCGGGTCTTTGTACTCCCGGGTCCGCATATAAATGTGAAACCTGGGCCGCGCACTCTTTCCATCCTTCGGCAGGTTGTTGTGACGACTCTCGGTGATACCAAAATCCACATCTGCAAGTTCGTCAGCCAGTGCCTCCGGCATAATCCAATCCTTCGAATCATCAGAGTGGTCATTATCACAGTCCATCACGATGCAGTCCGCTAAGAGGAAGTTGTCATTGCTGCGATAGCTGTTCTTGTACTGGGCGCAGACATGGTCCTTGGAGACCGCCGCCCGGAGGGATTCCTCCGAGCTTACAGCCACCTCATTGGGATACCTGCAGTTTTTCGTATTGCCCGTGCAGGCTGCGGTGTAAAGATGCATATTAGTCATTGATCTCAAGGGCCTCCTCTTCCAGAACCTTGGTGGCAAACTTCAGGGCTTTAATGAGGCAGCGCAGATCATCATCGCCAATGGCTGTGATCGAGACGCCATAGCCATCTCCATCCTCGTCTTTGTGGAGACGGAAAAGTCCGTAGCCTACCGGATTGCAGATTTCAATGATGGTTCTCGTATCGTCGTCCTCGCCTTCTATCGTTCCACTGGTTCCGGCAGACACCGTATAGAGCGAGTCACCGTCCATCACCTCTCTGCTGTAGAGCGGAATCAGATGCGTGCGATCCGTCTTCTTGCTGGTTGCTGTCAGAATATCTTCCTTTACTTCGTACATATCAATTTCTCCTCTGCGATATAACGCGTCTTCATGCCCTTTGACCGGGCGTAGCTGATTTCTTTTTCCATCCCTTCTGTGATTCTGTCTCCAAAGACCCAGAGCTCTGCGCACTTGGAGAGGATCGCAATGTCCATGAACAGCGCAAGATCTCTCTCGTCCTCCGTCATGTACTGCGGAAGCAAAAGATGCGGAGCAATGGGAATCATCCCTTGGTCCACAGCGTAGCGGCTGTATCTCCTTGCCCTCTCTGTGTTGCCCTCGATGTCCCCGGAATATGGTGAGCAGATATAGACCATCGGTCTGTACCTGTTCTTTGATGCCCTGCGGATTGCTTCCCCGGCTGTCGGGTCTTTATAGCCCTCCGCATTTCTCATTTCATTCATACGTCACCACCTCGCCTTCGTTCAAAATCAGGCTTTCTGCCCTCTACCCCTCTACGGACACGACGAGGCTTTTTTTGTGTGACTCAACAGAAAAAATCAAAAAAATCCGGATTGCTTCCTTATTCATGTGTGGGAAGCAACCCGGAACCTTTTTTCTTTTCTGAACACAAAATCGCCTTCCTTGTGTCCGTTACAGATTGCAAGGGCAAGCGTGGTTAGAACTTAAAAAAAATTTTCTGAACAGAACACAAAAAGCCCTGGCTCGTGTCCGTATCGGACTGAAGGGAATAGCCAAAAGCTGACAAGGAGGGTGAGCATGCATAGAGCAAGAGCGAGGCCCGGGCTCACCGGGTAAGAATTGAACCAAATGACAAGAAAGGAACAAAACATATGGCAAAGAAGAAAGACATGGCTCTTCTGATTGAAGGGCTCCGCAGGATCGGCAGCGACTTCACTGCTCTCGCGGATGAACTGGAAGGTAAACCTTCTGTTACTGATGAAGTGAAACCTGCTATTTCGGCAGAAACGACCAAAGAATCCATCCCCGAGGAAGCACCGGAGCAGGAACCGGTTCAGGATATTCCTACTACGAAAGAAGCTCCTACAGAACCGGCTGCACCCGTATATGAAATGTCGGACGTCCGTAAGATCCTCGCTGACAAGTCCCGCAAGGGATACACCGACAAGGTGAAAGCAATCCTCGAGGCGCATGGAGTTAAAAAGCTCAGTGCCCTTCCGGAGAGCGAGTATGCCGCTGTCGTAAAGGAAGCGGAGGCATTGGATGGCTAAGCACGCATACCTCTCTGCTTCCTCAAGTGCACGCTGGATTGCCTGCACTCCTTCCGCTGAGCTTTGTGCAAGGATGCCGGATGAGTCCAGTCCCTATGCAGAGCAGGGAACCGACGCACACAGTCTCTGTGAGCACCTCTTATTAAAAGCACTCGGCAGAAAGACACGAGACCCCACAGAGGATCTCACCTTCTACGATGCAGAGATGCAGTCCGCAGCAGAAGGCTACAGAGATTTCATCATGGAGCAGGTGGAAGAAGCCAAGAAGCTCTGCCCGGATCCCTTTGTGGCGGTCGAGCAGAGGCTCAACTTCTCCCGCTGGGTGCCGGAGGGCTTCGGAACCGGTGACTGCGTCATCGTAGCGGATGGCCTGATTCACATCTGCGATTTCAAGTATGGCGTCGGCGTAATCGTGAGCGCGGAGAAGAATACACAGCTCATGTGCTATGCGCTTGGTGCCTACAATGCCTTCGGTGATCTGTATGACATCCAGACCGTGAAGCTCTCCATCTATCAGCCAAGACGTGAGCACGTTGAAACCTATGAGATGTCTCTCTCGGATCTCTTGACCTGGGCCGACACCGTGCTGGTTCCGGCAGCCAAACTTGCTTACACCGGCGAAGGAGACTTCCACGCAGGGCCGCACTGTCAGTTCTGCAGGGTGAAAGCTACCTGCCGGGAGCGTGCTTCCTACAACATGGAGCTTGCAAAGTTTGAGTTCAGCGATCCGGATCTTCTCTCCGATGAAGAGATCGCCGAGATCCTGGCAAAAGCTGACCATCTCGTCTCATGGGCAGGTGACGTGAAGGACTACGCACTGGAACAGGCGCTGGCAGGAAAACACTACGACGGATTCAAGGTCGTGGAGGGTCGAAGCACGAGAAAGTATAGCGATGAAGGCAAGGTTGCCGAAGTCGTGGAGGCTGCTGGCTTCGATCCTTATGAAAAGAAGCTCAAAGGCATCACAGCGATGACCTCTGAGCTTGGGAAGAAAAAGTTCAACGAACTTCTGAGCGGTCTGATCTACAAACCGCCCGGAAAACCGGTATTGGTCTGTGACAGTGATAAGCGTCCTGAATACCATACCGCGATTAATGATTTCAAAGACAACGAATAAATGGAGGAAAAAATATTATGTCTATGAAGAATCCCATGAAAGTCATTACTGGCAAGAACACTCGTTTCAGCTATCTCAATGTAAACGAGCCGAAGTCAATCAACGGAGGTGCTGCGAAATACTCGGTATCTCTCATCATCCCGAAGTCCGATACCATCACCATCCAGAAGATTAAAGCAGCAATCAAGGCAGCCTATGAGGATGGTCAGGCGAAACTGCGTGGGAACGGCAAGTCCGTACCGGCTCTTGATACCCTGAAGATTCCGCTGCGTGACGGTGACAAGGAACGTCCGGATGATGAAGCCTATGCGAATGCCTACTTTGTGAACGCCAACAGCTCCAATAAACCTGGCGTTGTGGATGCGAACAACAATATCATCCTTGATACTTCAGAGCTCTACTCCGGGATCTATGGAAGAGCATCCATCAATTTCTACGCCTTCAACTCGAATGGCAACAAGGGAATTGCCTGCGGTCTGAACGCTTTGCAGAAGCTCCGCGACGGTGATCCGCTTGGCGGACATGTCAATGCAGAGACCGAATTCGCCGGACTGGACGATGATGGAGATGATGACTTCCTGTCCTAATGACAAATCAAACAAAGAGTAAATGATTGACAACCAACTGCAGCAGGCAGGCAATCTGTCTGCTGCAAACATGGAGGTGACAATATGAGTATGTTTTATGATCTGATGAACAGTATGGTGCGAGGAACGATCTATGGTGCCTGCTTAGTTATCAATGGCTATGGCATCTTCCTCTTATTCCGCTTTCTTTTCAAAAAGTGCAGACAGCTTGTCGAAGGCTTGAAATCAAAGAAGACCAACTGACAAACAATACTGTCTTAGAAACAAGTTTGAGCCTCGGTACCCCACCGGGGCTCCTTTCAGAATCAGGAGATAGAGAATGGACAAGATAAGAAAACTCTCGATCGATCTTGAGACATACAGTCCCGAGGATCTGAAGAAATGTGGTGTATATCGTTACTCGGAAAGTCCGGAATTTGCGATCCTGCTGTTTGGCGTTTCTGTAAATGACAGTCCGGTAACGGTCTACGACATCGCCTCTGACGAGGAACCGCCGGATGAGATCCTCGAAGCTCTGACGGATAACAGCGTGGAAAAGTGGGCATACAATGCTTCCTTTGAGCGCGTCTGTTTATCGGTCTGGCTGCGCAGACATCACCCGGGATTCTTCAAAGGCTACGGAGCGCCAGACGATTCCGTCAAGGGATACCTGGATCCTGCCGGATGGAAGTGCTCCCGGATCTGGGGAGCCTACAACGGCCTGCCCCTCTCTCTTGAGATGATCGGCACAGTCCTTGGATTTGAGCAGCAGAAGCTGAAGGAAGGCAAGGATCTCATTCGCTACTTCTGCTCTCCCTGTAAGCCGACAAAAGTAAATGGAGGCAGGACCAGAAACTATCCTTCTGATGCACCTGACAAATGGGCTCTTTTCAAGAAATACAACCAGCGTGATGTTGAAGTGGAAATGCAGATCCAGAAGCGTCTGAAGAATTATCCTGTTCCGGACAGCGTCTGGGAAGAATACCATATCGACCAGATGATCAATGACCGCGGCATACTCTGTGATACTGCTGTTGTGAAAAATGCCATCAAGATCGATGCACTGACAAAAGCCGATCTGATGCAAAAGCTCCAGCGGCTGACAGGTCTTGAGAACCCGAACTCTGTCACCCAGATGAAGGATTGGCTCGCTCGTCAGGGCGTGGCAATCGGGTCTCTTGGGAAGAAAGAAGTGGTGGCTCTTTTGCAGAAGGATCTCCCGGAGAACGTCCGAAGCGTTCTGGGTCTTCGGCAGATGCTGGCAAAGAGCTCTGTGAAGAAGTATCAGGCGATGCAAAATGCCATGTGCCTTGATCACCGCTGCCGCGGAATGTTCCAGTTCTATGGTGCAAATCGCTCTGGCCGGTTTGCCGGGCGGATCGTGCAATTGCAAAACCTCCCCCAGAACCATCTTCCGGATCTGGAACAGGCCAGAAACCTTGTTCGGCAGAATAACTATGCTGCACTTGAAATGCTCTATGACAATGTGCCGCAGGTTCTCTCCGAGCTGATCCGAACCGCCTTCATTCCAAAGCCGGGGATGAAGTTTGTCGTTTCCGACTACTCTTCCATCGAGGCCCGGGTCCTTGCCTACCTTGCCGGGGAGACACATACGATCGAGTCCTTTGCCAGGGGCGAAGACCTGTACTGTGCAACGGCATCTGCCATGTTTCATAAGCCGGTCGTAAAGCATGGCATCAATGGCGAGCTCCGACAAAAGGGTAAGATCGCGACGCTGGCCTGTGGATATGGCGGCAGCGTCGGCGCTCTTAAAGCAATGGGCGCTCTTGACATGGGCCTGAAAGAAGAAGAGCTGCAGCCGATCGTCACAGCATGGCGGGAAGCAAATCCACACATCGTGAAATACTGGCGGAATGTCGATGCAGCAGTCATGAAGGCAGTGAGACTTCATCTTCCATCCCAGGTCGGATCTGTCTATATCTACTACCAATCCGGGATGCTCTTTATCAAGCTGCCATCTGGAAGGCGGCTCTCTTACGTGCAACCCCGGATCGGCCAGAACCAGTTCGGGAATGACTGTGCCACCTACATGGGAATCGATCAGCAGCATTGGTCCCGGATTGAAAGCTACGGTCCAAAGTTCGTCGAGAACATCGTTCAGGGTGTAGCCCGGGACATTCTGTGCTTCGCCATGAAGAATCTCCGCGACAGGTTCATCGTCGGGCATGTCCATGATGAACTCATCATCGAAGTTCCGAAGGAAACAAACATGCAGGAGATCTGCGATATCATGGGACAGACACCCGATTGGATGCCGGGGTTGCTACTGCGGGCAGACGGGTATGAATGCATGTTTTATCAGAAGGATTAAAAGAAGGCGGCCAATTGATGGTCGCCTTTTCGTATGTATCATTAGAT